GGATTACCTGTTATGACAAACTCAAACGCATTGTCAGGTAGAACTATGGGTGAATTTAATAAAAAATATCAAGGTAAGGCTGATTCAAAAATAGTTTCAGAAATCATAAAAAAAGTTGTTGGGTAATTTGACTTTAAAATAATAATAAACTATAATTAAAAAACAAAAAAGGGGGAGAAATTCTTTTAGTGGTGTGAAAATAGCACTTAGAATAATCCTAAACAATACAGGTTAAAAATCTGATTAAAAATCAGACTAAATTGGTTCGAATCCAATCTCCCCCTCAATTTATAACAATATTAAATATAAGTATATATGACAGAATTAGTAAAAGAAACAATGAAATTATCTAACACATTAGATACTTTGCAGTTTTTAAGAACGGCTAAGAATGCTTCAGATAAAGAAATTCATTCTACCCTTGATAAGGCCTATGCTGAAGTTTCTTTGAATGGAATTCAAGAAATGTTATTTAGACTTATGTTTCATATTGGAGATGTGTCAAGAAAACATAATATTTTTAATGAATTTGATATTACATCTAATTCAGGTGGGGCTCAAGAAAGAAAGATATTCAGATCTTGTGTAAGATGGATGCAAAAGAATACTCCGGAATTTTTACATTTAAATTTAAAGTTAATCGTTGAATTTACTTCATATGAAACTTTAATGTATTACCAAGTAAATACAAATAGATATTTGGGTAATGTTATGAGTATTGAAAAATTATTCATAGATAATGAATATTTATTCCCATTCTTAAAATCTGAAATTGAATCAGGTGTAAACTTGAATTTAATTGCTAGACATTTACCTAAATATACTACAGGTAAACAAAGAACAACTAAGAAAGAATTAGTTGGTAAAAGGGGTAGAACCGAATTTACTTGGACATTACCAAAAGGTAAGTCATGGGTTAAAATTAATGGAAAACTTGTAACTGGTGAAAAAATTAATGTGAAGGATGGTGATATTGCTGAATATCCAAGAGAAAAGAAATCTGAAACTTTAACAAGACAATCATTTCTTAATAAATGGATTAAAGATTTCTGTGATTTCATGGGTTGGACTATTATCGATTACAAACAATTTAAGGGTAAGCAAAATACTGCTGAACAAAAAATGTCAAGTTTATCGGTAATGAACATGACTGAAGATGAATTTAATGGTTTCTTAGATTCTTTAACTTCTGGACAAAGAAAACGTGTTGTTAAATCTTTAATTAAACCTAAGTGGGGACATCTTTCAACGTGGTATAAGGCTTGGGAGGATGAACAATCTTCTTTAGCTGAAAAAATTAGAACAGCGTCAACTCCAGCTGAAAAAGCTGATTTGATGAAAGATTTTAAAGTTAAAACGACTGGTGATCAAACAATTGATTTGTTAGCGGAATTACTTGGAAAGGGTTTGAATGCTCAACAAGTAAACAACAACTACCAATCAATGATTGAAAGAATGAATATCAAACATTCAGTATTCCCAATTATTGATGGTTCTGGTTCAATGGATAGTAGTTTTACCCATAATGGAGTAAATATTACTAACAGACAAGTGGCATATGCAATGGCAATTGCATTTACTACTACAAATCCTAACCCAAGATTTAGAAATACTTATGGTTGGTTTTCAGAGGATTTTAAGGTTTTTGGTAGGTCTGAATTTGGTGATACTTATATTTCTATGTTTAAAAATGTAGATAAGTATGTAAGTTATACAAAAACATTTACTGAGAATTATAGATTACTTATGGAAACTGACCCTAAAGAAGTATCGTCAACAGATATGTTTGCTTCGGTTGAATATTTTGTGGATTTAGTTAGAAATGGAAGATGTACTGTGGAAGAATTACCTGAAACGTTATTATATATCACGGATAATGAATATAATGAAGGTAAAACGCCAAAAGAAGCTGTTTCATTTGCTAATTCAATTGGGTGGAAACCTAAATTAATCTTTTGGGGTGTTACCACGATGAGTCATTCAATAAAAGAAGATTTGAAATACACTCCAAATGGTTTATTCATTGGTGGATTCAACGAAAGTTGTTTATCACAAATCTTGGATGGAATCAATAAAGATTCAATAAATCCTGAAGATGAGTTATGGTCAATTTATAATGATATTCGTTATAGTATCATTAATTAAAAAGTGGGGAAACCCACTTTTTTTATGCTGGTTTAACAATAAAACTTGATAAAACAGGGGTTACTGTAAATTTAATACCATATTTGTTTTCAAATCTAATTCTAATTGTTTTAGGGTTAGATTTATTAGATACTATGACTTTACCTTCAGGGTAGTCAATATAGAATTGATTAGATTTTATTTCTTTAAGAATTTTTTTAATAATATTTTTCATAACAATAAATATTTGTTTTAGTGAAAATAAAATACTATATTCGTATAAATTTAAATATATATGACAGATTTTAATAAATTCGCAACAAAACACATGGGTATTTCATCTATGTATCTTCACGATTTCCAATCGTCTATGACACCTCACATTTTGGAGGAAAGACCAACAAGAGCAAATCTTATGTCGGTATTTGATAGATTGATGCAAGATAGGATTATTTGGTTGGCTGGTCCGGTTGATGAGGGTATGTGTCAAGTTATTCAAGCACAATTAATGTATTTAGCTAATACTGAACCTAAAAAAGAGATATCTCTTTTTTGTGACACCCCTGGTGGGAGTGTGAAATCGGGACTTTCAATCGTAGATGTTATGGATTATATTCCTTGCGATGTAAGAACTGTTAATACCGGTATGTGTGCATCTATGGGGTCAGTTATTTTAGGTGCTGGAACTAAGGGAAAAAGACAGTCGTTAAGGTTCTCAAGGACGATGCTACATCAAAGCTCTGGTGGGACTGGTAATGTAAACATTCAAGATGCTGAGATATCTATGAAAGAATGGAGAAAAATTAACGATATTTTATTTGAACTATTGGGTAGTTATTGTGGAAAAACCGCTAAACAGGTTAAAAAAGAATCTGAAAGGGACTTATGGTTAAATTCCGAAGAAACATTAGCTTATGGTTTAATTGATGAAATTATTAAACCGAAAGAAGTTAAAACTGAAGTAATTAAGTAATTTCATTAACTTCTTCTATTAAAAATTGAATCCCATGAGGTCCAACCTTTATTTTTATAATAAATGTTTGGGTTTGATGGGATTTTTTCATTTATTTTTCTAATATCCTTTCTTTTTTCGTTAAATTCATACCCACTTTTTATATTTAACGAATTAATGGTTTCTTTAAATTCATCATAAGTCATAAACTCTTTATTTTGGTTCGCAACTCTATTTGTCCCTAAGAAATCACCCCACCCTAACCAACCACGATTTTTATAATATCTTTCAGGTCTATTGGGTATATTGTCCGGTATACACCCTTTTTTCACTTGGGATTTATAATCAATTATATTATTCAAATTATACCCTCTAACAATTAATTTTGAATTGTCATAACTTAAATAATTAACATTATTATCATAAGTATTATTTGTCTGTAAAAAATCAATCCAACTAACCCATCCGCGATTTTTATAAACCTCAACTGGGTTTCTAGATATATTGTCAGGTAAGATATTATTTTTTGTTTTTTCATACCAATCCGATTTCGATTTTATATTTAAATTTTTTTTAACCCATTTTTTTGTTTCTTCGTATGTTAAAGTATATATAATACCCGCACCACCAATACCACCATTTGATGTATTTGTTAAATTTTCATGTTGGGATATCCAATATTTTTCTTTATCCTGCCAAACATTATTATCACATTCTTCTAATATTGAATAACCTATATTAAAATTATTTTTAATAATCCAATTTTCTTTATGGGTGAGTTTTTTATTTATTTTAATATTACGTTTAACTTCTCTAATATGTCTAATTAATCTATCTTTGGGGTTGTCTGCCTTACCTATATACCTTATTTCTTCCGGATTATCGTTACAAAAAAGTCCGTATATAAATGTTGTTTTCATATTATATTAATAGGTAGTTTTAAGAAAAAATCAAGTTATAATCTCGGTGGTTTAGTAATAACTTGATTTTAAAAGTAAATTGGGTTATATTTGTTTCATGATAGATATAAACTTAAAAATAATTACTGAATTATTATCCTCAATAGAACATTATGATACATTATCAAACTATTTCACTCAGTTGGACCCTAAACAATATGAAAACTTAAATGAATATCATCTGATAATGTTAAAAAATTCTCGTGATGGTAAATATATTGATGAGCGTTATGTGAGGTATTGGAAAGATATTAACTTACATTTAATTAAACAAATGTGGAGTAATACTTCTTGTGGGTATGAATCTATTGGTGGTTCAGCTTTTACTGCTTCATATACTACAATAATTGAAAATCATCATGGTGGTGCTATTTTTGTTTATTATAATGGTAAATTAGTTTATGTTGCTAAAATTAATGATAAATTAAAACCATTTAAAGACAACGAATATAGTGATTTACCTGGTATAAATTCAGCTAAAAAGAAATTAGATTTAATTTATTTTCTAAAATAATTTGTTTTTTAGAAAATTTTTATTACCTTTGTAGTGTTGAATAAGTATAACCATTTTTAATAAAATAAAAAAGTTTTGATATTTTAAAAAAAAGTTGTATATTTGTATCACAAAATAAAAAAACAGACTATTTAATATAAATAAGAAATGAAAACATTAATTAACATAACATTAACACTTTTAAGTTTATCGCAATCGGTACTAAGCTATTGTAGTTCGGTATTACCGTTACACCAGTATTGGTTAGCGTTAGGATTTAGTGTGGGGAATATGTTAAGTTAAAGATTAAATATATTCTAATAGAAACCCTCTAAATCCAATTTAAACGTGATTTAGGGGGTTTTTTGTTTTAGTTATTTGACGTATTGGTAAAATATAAGGTGGTTTGGGAGCGGTCACCCAGCTACATTTGGATTGTAGAAAACTCGTGAGTTCGAATCTCACCCACCTTACAATATTTTTAGCTCAACTCAATCATTTAAGATTTTTGTAAGTATTTATATTAAAAGTTTAATATGAATGACAATTATAAAAAATTAGATAAATGTGTTAGTATGAGTGAAGCTCAAAGGGTGTTTGGGTTTCACGCTAATGGGGGTGGTGCTATAAAGATAAGAAAATTAGCGTTAGAATGTGGATTTGATTTAAATATTTATAAATTACGTAAAAAAAAATATTGTTTAAATTGTAATAAACAATTACATCGTGGTCAATATAAATTTTGTTCTAATAGTTGTTCGGCAATTTTAAATAATAAAAATAGAAATATAACAGATGAAACAAAAAATAAAATATCTAAAAAATTAAAACATTTTTTTACGTTAAAATATCCTGAAAATGTAATAACCCCGACACATAAAGAATGTGTGATATGTAATAAATCTTTTAGTGTTGTTAAATGTAAAAGTGGGCGTTACTCTAGAAGTAAAACTTGCTCAAGTGAGTGTAATATTGAACTAAGAAGAATGAATGGTAAGGATTCTATGGGTAAGGTTATAAAGGAAGGTAGACATATTGGATGGACAAGTCGAAATATTGTTAGTTACCCTGAAAAATTTTTTATGGGGGTTTTAGAAAAACATAATATAAAATATCAACATAATTATCCAATATTAAAGAGACATTTAGGTGTTGATGAACCTTATGGTTATTTTTTAGATTTTTTTATTGAAGAAAAAAAAATTGATTTAGAGATAGATGGTAAACAACATTTTAGTAGGAAAGAACACGATAAAATAAGGGATGAAATTTTAAAAAATAATAATTTTAATGTATATAGGATTGATTGGAAAAATATTAACACTAAAAAAGGTAAAAAATATATGGAATTAGAGATTAGTAAATTTTTACATTTTTATAATATGTGTTGATAAAGAGGTTGTAAGTTCGAGTCTTACCATCCTGACAATTAAACTTTCGGGTCGTCTAATGGGAGGATAAGGTGCTTTGAACACCTTGATGATTGGTTCGAATCCATCCCCGAAAACAGGTTTGGGTTTTACACTTTTAAACTTACAAGATAAGGAAAAAGTGAATTTGGGACGATGCCCGGGGTAGGTCAGACGGTCTGTAAAACCGAACTGCATAGTGATCGTGACACTTCCGTCCCACGACAAAAAAAAATGTAGATGACAGGCTTGGTGTCGGTGGGATCTCCAAAATCTTCACGAGTTGTTTCGATTACAACCATCTATGCCAATATATAAGTGTGGGGGAATGGTTTAACCCAAGAGTCTCCAAAGCTCTGATCGGCGATAACTTCAAGATTGATTACAGGTTCGAATCCTGTCACTTATGCAAATATGGATGGCGTCCGAATGGACGAGGACACCGCCTTGAAAGCGGCTGGCTGTAATGGCTTGGGGGTTCGATTCCCTCGTCATCCGCAAAATGGTTCTATAACAGATTAATCTGTGAAATTGGGTGAATGATGATTTAATGATTTAACACTACAAATACTAGTTGGTAGTTAAAGGTTATGGATTAAATACGTAATTTACATTATTGGTTCGATTCCAATTAGAACTACTAAAAATTTGTTATTTGAAATAATTTTATTATCTTTATATTATGAAAAAAGAAAAAGACTTCCTTTAGATTAATCTAAAAGGATATGTCAAAAAACAGAAACAGAGCTAAACTGAATAAAGCACAGAATGGTAGGGAATACCATCAAATAGGTATGAATGAAGTTTATCCTATGTATTGGGATGAAGGAATAATATATTACCCTATATATAGAAGAGGATTTAAAAATCCAAACAAAGTATTACAACGTTATAAACAGAGAGAATTTAGGAGTTGGAAATATAACAGAAAAACACAATGGAAGTAATGGTTTTAAAATCCTAAGAGTTTCCTCATCATAATAACTCTGGATAAAATCCTCTAACAGGAAATTGGGATAGGTATAACACGGTGTCTATGTTGTCAATGGTTGAGCATCTATGCTTGTGGCGCATAAGGTTTGGGTTCGAATCCCAATAGACACACAAAAAAGTAAGGAATTAGGTTATTATATGTAGGCTCCGAATATAATAACTAAAATTTAGACCCTTATGAATTTCGGTCCGAAAGGAGAGTTGACAGAGTGGTAATGTATCGGATTGCTAATCCGTAGTCTATGTAACAGTAGCGGGGGCTCGAATCCCTCACTCTCCGCCAAAAATATATACTTCTGTGGCGAAATTGGTAGAACGCGACAGACTTAAAATCTGTTGGGAAATAATAGTACCGTGTCGGTTCGAGTCCGACCAGAAGTACACCAGACTGTTATTAATTCATAGAAACGTGTTGTTTGCATAGAATTAAAAATACCCTAATGGCGAAATGGGAGCCGCGCTATCTTTAGAAGTTAGTGTCGAAAGACGTGTAGGTTCGAGTCCTACTTGGGGTACAAATGAGTGACAAGACGTTTCAGAGATGGTTGACAGGCATTTTTGGATGCTAATAAACATTTTTTAACATGAAGTACAAGTGTTAAATAGCTCAATACGCTCTAATGATGGAATGGGAGACATGAGGGTTTAAGAAGCCCTTGTTAGGAATAACGTGTAGGTTCGAGTCCTACTTAGAGTACAAATAAGAAGTAAAAGACATTAACTGGGAATGTGGTGTGAGTGGTTGAAACCGATGATTCGCAAAGTCATTTTATCGTCAGTTCGAATCTGACCATTCCCTCAATTACATAGCCCCATAGTTCAACGGAGTAGAATACTTGACTACGGATCAGGAGATGAGAGTTCGAATCTTTCTGGGGTTACAAAAAGAAAACCATTTTTATATGGTTTTTTTTATGCCATTACATATTTATTAGATATGATTATTATTGAAGGAAAATTAGAGGATTTATCTAAAAAATATATACCACAATTTAATAGGGATGCGTTTACTGAAGGATTAACCCCTGAATCTGTCATTGAACATTTATATGTGTCAGATCCGTCACCCACAAAGAAATATTTTGAGTGGATGATTAAAGAGTGTTTGGGACTTATAAAAAACAATTACATTATTAACAATGAAAAAGTTGCTCGAATTGTTATGGACATCATAGAGTTTGATAGGAATATTGATAAACTTAGTGAAGATTTTTTAGAGTATAATGAAGAAGAAATTGGTGAAATCACTTATAAATTTTTAAAGGATAAACCTTTAAAAGATATTAACACTTATAATTTTGATATTTTAAGAAAAATAATACCAACATTAATAAAACATAAAACTGAAAGTCAAAGAAGGGTTTTGGCTAAAGAAGGTGCTAAACTTGTATACCAAAACGATAAGTATAAAGTGTATGAAATAGATACCTATGACGCATCTTGTTTTTATGGTTCAGGAAGTAAATGGTGTACAACTAATAAGTCAAGTGACAATCATTTTAGATCATACGGAACTGGTGATAAAAAATTATTATACGTTATCAGTAAAACTAAGACAAAAGAAACTGATCCACGATTCTATAAGATTGCTATAAATGTGAGGTATGGTGAGGAATACATTACATTTTGGGACGCTCCTGATGACTCTTTTAATGGTTGGAATTATTTTAGGGGACAAGATCCGAATATTTTAACTTTTTTGATTGACTATATTAAAGAAAAGTCACCTGAAAACTATTTTAAAATGATACCTGATGAATACATTTACATACTTAAACAAGAAAGTGAAGGGTTAAGTGACATTGAAATGATGTTATTAATAGATATACATAGAAATAGTAGGTGGTTATCGTATAAATATAATACTTCAATGGAAAAAGCTTTTATTAAAAAATTAGATTTATTGCAAGGTAATGTTAATGGTTATTTTGGTGATTATTTTAGTGATGATGAGAAAAGATATTTCCTTAATAATATTGATGATATTTTAACCCCTAGGGGTTTAACATGGAAAGATTTTTATAAAACCTACCACGAAATGGCTATTAGTTTGGATAACTACCCACCTAGTGTTTTTATTGATAAATTTTTAGATGGTGATAAGAACAAATTATTGGTTGGTGGTCGTAATGATTTAACAATAGCCTATTGGGTTGCTAAGGGTGGTAATGCGTTAAGGGATTTAGGTGTTGTATATGGAGCTGAAAGATTATTAAAATACTTTATTAAGAATAAGATTAATAGTGGTTATGGTTTAACAAGGCTTTTAGGAGGTACATTATCTAATGAGACTCCGAAAAAAAGAAGAGAGTTATATGAAATTGTCTATAAGTATGAAAAGGGTTGGGATATTAGTGACTTACCTGAATATTTATTTAGAAATTTACCAAGAGAAACATTTATAGCTTCATTTAATAATAGTGATGATCGTGAAATTGAACCTGATTCATATAGGAGAGCGTTTTTATACCTTAAAAATAACAGTCCTAATTTAATTAGTGATGTATTTGGTGTGGAAGATATTGTTAAGATATTTAAAACAGAAGAAAAGTCTTTTACTTATTTTTTAAAGAATTACGATGAGTTTAGTGGTAATGATTTAAATATTAGTAATTTAACTGAAATGTTTGTTGTTGAAGTTCCTGATAGTATATTTGGTAGGTATATGAGTACTTGGGAAAAAACTCGTGTTATTACTAAGTATAAAACAAAAGAAGGTGCTAAAAAACTATTTGATTTTGTTCTTAAAAAATTTTCATTTAAGAAATTGGCTGATATTGTTGGATATGATGAAGTATTTCAATTATTCTCTATTGTTGGTTTTAAAAAGGGTATAAACTATATGATTGAAAATAAAATTGGTGACATTAGAATTGACGATATTAAGATTGTGAACGGCGAACCAATATTAATGGTTGTAAATAGGGAAGATTATGCGTTTTTATTTAAAGATAATAACATGGCTAATTCTATTTTATCAGGTGAAATGGATTGGGAACCGTATAGTGATGTTGTATATAATTGGATTAATCAAGTATGGGATTGCGTTGAACCTAAATCTATGGAAGTTATTAAAGCTTGGATTAAGGAAAATATTGTTGATTATGAAAATTTTCTCGGTGAAACCATTGAAGTAAATGACACATATTTGAATGAAATTTCAGATGATGAGTTGGGTGATATAATAGATGATAATGGTTATTTTGAAGATTTGAAAAATGAAATGACGTGGGCTTATGAACAGGGTTATAATAATGGGGTTCGAAATAAATTGTATGAAAATGTTACTGATCAACTTGAAACATATTTAGGTAAATATATTGGTTATGAACCATATATTATTAAGAAAAAATTTTATAATAAAGAAAAAGGTGGAATCGATTCTAAAGAAGAAACTGAATATCGTTATCTTTTTAAGGTAGGTGGTGATTTTTATGAAACATTATACAATTATTCTTTAAGTAATTGGGGTTATCCAGTAGATTATAATACGTATTTTAGCACCCTATTAAGTGATTTGGATCTTGATAAGTTATATATTGAAACTGAAGTATATCCAGATGATAAAGAAGTTTGTGAATATTTTAATGAAGATTTACCTGGTAGAATATGAGAGATTTAATTAAACAAATATTAAAGGAAGAAACTAATAATCCACAAACACCTTATGATATTGTAATGAAATCAAATGTGGGTGATATTATACCTGAAAGTGATGTATATCAGTATGTTCAAAAAATACATAATAATTATGATGATTTTATTGATGGTAATTTAGGTGAAAGAATTGAAAGATTTCCAAAATACCAAGTAGCTTTAATTGATATTGATAAAATAGTAACGGATGAATATTATTTAGATGATGATATGATGGATGATTATGTTAATGAATATAAAAATAATAAGTCATACCCTCCAATTGTTTTAGGGTATTATGATAATAGATGGGGTTATGATATTATTGATGGTAATCATAGAGCTAATGCTTTAAAATCAATCGGGGTTAAGAAAATAAAATCTTTGGTTGGATTAAATGATTATCAAAAAACCATAACTGAAAGTCGCGTTAAAAAAAGTGATAGGATTGACATTTATAGGGATGAAAATATAGTGGTTGTTGCTCCTTTAACCCACGAAGCATTAAAGAAATATGCTAGTGAATGTACTTGGTGTATTAATAGTAATAAATATGAATGGGAAGATTATCATCAGGGTAATATCGCTATTATAATTCAAAGAAAACCTAAAAAGAATAAAATAGGTGATACAGGTCAAGAAACTCCGGAAGAGATTTATGACTTTACACACAATGGTTTTGATTCACCTGAAGAAGAGGATTATTATTACGATGACTTACTTGGTAGTATATTTAACTTTGATACTAATATTGTTTATTATAACCCACAGTCGGATATTATTTATGATAAAGGTGATAATTGTTTAACCTCATTCGGATACTCAATTCACGATATTCCACATATGACTGAAGAAATCATAAAGAAAATAAGGACAACTTTAATGAATTAAAATCCGCGAAATTCGGTAATGTCAACCGAAACACACGTAATTTTATTATAATAAGTTTTATACCCACCACGAGTTTTTTCGGTTTCAGCGTCAATCCTATTAGGATCTACAACTTTATAATATTTAACATTTGTTTCACTATCCGCATATCCAACAAAATCACCTAACTCTATATCACATTTCTTTTCTTCCAATTGCTTTTTATACACATAAAATGTGAGATTTCCGTAATCTTCATAAAATAAAGTTCCGTTAGGGTTATATGATTTTGGACCATTATCTTCAATAGTTACCAATACTTTAAGTTCGATTGGTGGTTTAAATCTGATTTCATCTTGAAGTGTTTCCCCATATATATCATCATAATTTGTTTTTTGTCTATCAATTTGATATAATGCAACGGTAAAGTTATTATCATCTTCTAAGTATTCTCTGCCCATCTCGATGTCGAGCGAAAAATCTACATCGTCATACCATTTTGATAGTCGAGTAATTGGTATTTTTTTATTATTTAATGGATTCATATATAATAAATATTTGTTTTTTATTATTTTAATGTATATTATTTTGATAATAATAAAATTATGAAATTTGAAGTGCCGAAAAAAATGTCTATGGTGGATGCCAAAAACATTAGAGATATTAAATTATATATTAGTGATTATATAAATACTAATGGTAGTGTGAAATTATATATTGGTTGTGATTCAAAACAATCAGGGGATTTTACAACCTATGCGGTATCTGCTGTTCTTTATAAAAAGGGATTAGGTGGGCATGTAGTTTATTTTACAGATAAAGTCCCAAGAATTAGGGATATGTTTTCTAAATTATGGGGTGAAGTAGAAAGAACAAAAGAGTTTTTAGAATACTTAGGTGAGGATATGAAACCTTTTATTGAAGAAGTTCATTTAGACCTTAATTCAGTACCATCCCCTAAAAATAAATCAAATATGGTTCATGATTCCGGTGTTGGATTAATAGGTTCAATGGGTTATAAATCAATTGGAAAACCTGATAGTTGGGCAGCTACTTATTGTGCGGATAGAATATTAAAAAATAAATAATATGTTGGAATTTAATATTTTAGAACCACCTACAAACTATACAGGGAGTAAACACAAATTAATACCTCAATTAATTAAACATTTTCCAAAGGATGTTGATATATTTTACGATGTGTTTTGTGGTGGTCTTTCGGTTACTATAAACACAAATTATAATAGGTATGTATCGAATGATATTATAACACCCCTGATAGGGTTTTATTTAATGTTATATTCAGCATCTAAAGAAGATAGGATTGATGCTGAGATTTCTAAAATTTTGGAGTTTAAAATACCTAAAGATAGTCAAGATATTTATAATAAATTGAGGTCGGATTTTAATGTCGATAAAGACCCGTATAAATTATTTAGCTTAATGTGTTCTTGTACTAATAATCTAATGAGGTTTAATAAGAAATTGGGGTTTAATCAGACGTGGGGAAAAAGGAATATATCGGATAAAACTGTTAATAAATTACGGTTATATATGGATAGGTTAAAAGATAAGGATGTGGTATTCACAAACTATTCATTTGAGGAATTGTTTAAAGATAGAGTCCCGACAAAAAATGATTTTGTATATTGTGATATACCATATGAAGGTACTGATTGTGGGTATGGTGTTTTTAGTAGAGAAACTCAAAAGCTTTTTTTTGAAAATATCGATGACTTAAATTCTAAAGGTATTAGATTCGCTATTTCAAACGTATCTATTCATAAAGGTATAATAAACCCAAATATGGGATTTTATAATAAGTATAATGTTGTGGAGTTGGAACATGATTATGAAAAAGTTGCGAAAATGAAGGGTGGTGTGACAAAAGAAATTTTAATAACTAATTATTAAGGATAAAATGATGATTAAAATATTACCAAGAATTTTATTTTGGGGTATGTTGAAGAAACAAGGGATTACCGATTCTAATGTTGAGAATCAGGATGATACATATTTCATATCAATTAATTCAACTGAAGGTAATGATATGGAACCTTATTTTAAGGAAAAACATTCAAACGTATTGACATTATATTTTGATGATTGTAATGAATATAAAAAACATCCCATTATTGGTTGTTCTGGTGAGTTCTACGAGCAAATACCTATGAGTGAGGAACAGGCGTTAGAGGTGGTTAATTTCGTTGAAAAAATGAATGATACTTCTAAGGTATATGTTCATTGTACTGCTGGTGTATCAAGAAGTGGTGCGGTTGGTGCTTTTATAAATGATTATTTTGGTAGGAGTTGGGATAAGTTTAAATTTGATAATCCACAAGTGATACCAAATTCACATATATCGTCATTGTTAAAAAAAATATATTATGGGAAATATCCTGATATATATAAATAAAAAAGGGGTTATATAACCCCTTTTTTTACGATTAAAATTTCGTGTGAATCTTTAACTATTTTACTTTCGTTTAATTCAAACCTATTTTTACCAATTCTTTTCTCACCATTAGACATTGAATAATTCCACTCTGGAAAATAAAAATCAAAACCTTTATAATATTCTCTTATGGTTTCACAATTATTATATGAAAGAACAAAATCTCCTTTATGTTCCAATAATAAATCTCTTAATAATTCGTGATTGAAACCTGAATGATGAACATCTATATTTTTCATTGGATACATTCCTTTATGCATTTTATTGTCACTATCTTTATCTAAATAATATGGTGGATCTAAATATAAGAAATCCTCTTTATGGTTTTTTAAGGTAACATCAAAAGTTTGTTGATTAACGGTTAAATTAGGACATTTAAAGTATTTAACATTTTTAATCATATCACCCCATTTTTTATCTGTTAAATAAACACTACTACCCCAACCAAGATAACCAGGTCCATATGAACAATTATGGTTGAAATAATAATAAGTGGCTAACGTAATATCATCTAAGGTAATAACATCATCTCTTTTATAGTAGTCGGTATTCCAATTTTTAAGTAATTCTTGTGTTTTGTCACATTTAATAAGAATATCTTTTATTCTCGTATATTCATCATTTGTCGGATTTATTTCACTCATTTTATCGGATAATTCATTTGGTTTGTTTAATAGAACATTCCAAAAGTTAGTTAAAACATCAAATACGTCATAACCAATAACTGTCTTATTTAAATTACCTGACCAATGAACTTCTAATGAACCACCACCGATAAATGGTGACACTATTTTATCATAGTTAATGATAAATGGTGTTATATGTTTAATTGCTCTGGATTTACCACCAGCGTATCTAATAATTGTTTTCATATTAAAAATATATGGTTTGGTGATATAAAAACATAGATATAGTTAATATTTATTTTTACTAACCTTATACTTATATATGTGGTATGAGTAAAATTAAAATGTTAGTTACGACAATCGACTCGGCCGGCGTAGGTTTTTTCCGTATGAAAGCCCCCCATATACATTTACAAGAAATGTTTCAAGACGATATCCATATAGATATTATAGAAATATCTGACTTTACAGATATTACAAAATATAAAGATTATAATATTATATTTTGTCATAGAAGTTTAACCCCTGATATTGGTGCAACTCCAGAGATATATAAAAGATTAAAACAACAAAACCCAAATCAAATTATTATTGGTGATATTGACGATCATTGGTTGGTTGATCCATCACACGGATTATATCAAATCATCAAGTTTCAACAAATAGATAAAAAAATAGTTGAGAACTTAAAGATTTTTGATTATGTTACAACAACGAATGAATATTTTGCTTCTAAGATAAGACAATATAATAAGAATGTGGTAATATTCCCTAACGCTATTAATCCAAGAGATAGACAATTTATTCCAAATAGAGAAGAGAATGATAGGATTGGTGTGGGATATTTAGGTGGTTCATCGCATCTGAAGGATTTACAATTATTACACGGTGTAACTAATGTTTTATCAGGTGATAATAATGTAATAAGTAAAATACAATTTGTGTTATGTGGTTTTGATTTAAGGGGGACAAAAACAACGATAAATGCTCAAACAGGTGAACAAATGCAAGAACCAATTAAACCACACGAAACTGTATGGTATGATTATGAAAAGATTGTAACGGATAATTATAATATAATTTCACCACAATATAAGAATTACTTAGAAAGATTTACTCAAGGTAATTTTGATGACAAAAATGAATCATATAGGAGAAGATGGACGTTACCGATTAACAAATACGCTACAAATTATAATTATTTTGACGTATCATTAGCTCCATTAGTAGAAACTGAGTTTAATAGGGTTAAATCGTCATTGAAGGTAATGGAAGCAGGTTTCCATAAGAAAGCTTTAATTGCGTCACATATTGAACCATATTCAGAAGATATTATTGATGGTAAGAATGGGTTTTTAATTGAACAAAAAAGAAGTCATAAAGATTGGCATAAAACAATTAAGAAATTGGTTAATAACCCAGAACAAATTAAAGATATGGGTGAAGCGTTATATGAAACTGTAAAAGAAAAATATAACTTAGATTTTGTATCTAAAAACAGAATGGAGTTTTATAAATCAGTATTGAAATGAGAACTATAAAAAAATATGTTGAGGATAATAAGAATAAGTTTAATGTTACATCTGTAAATGTTAATGTTGGTACTCGACCAATTAGAGCGATTTGGACTCGTGAAATGGTTCAAGATATTTCTGCGTTTCATAATATAGATGCTGAAGCTGAATTCACTAGAGTTTTAACGGAAGAGATTGATAGAGTAATTTTAAATGATTTAATGGGTAATAATTTTTTACACCAATTAGAACCTGTGATAGTAAACAATCCATTAATTGGTGTAAGTAGTAGATATGCGTCCGTTCAAGTTAATCAAAATTTTTACGGTGAAATTAATTTAAGTGGTTTAAATGAATAAGTTAGTATGAGAAGTTTAAAAAATTTAATAAACCCAAAAAAAGTAGTAGTTGATAGGAATACAGGTGATATTAATTTACTTTACCCTGGTAACTTATCTATTAATGATTTTAATATAATTAATAGTGTTATAATTACGAATGGTGGGATTGTATTTAATAATTTACCTATCAGTCCAATAGGATTAACAGAGGGTAGTGTGTGGAGAGATGGTGAAGGTATTTTAAGAATTGTTTGATTTTATAGACATTTTTTAGTAATATTAAGTAATGATTAAAACATTAATAATAGATGGTAATTATCTATTAAAACGAGGTAGTAAAGGGGCTAAGAATGTTATATTTAATGGTGATAAAATAGGTGGGTTATACCAATTTATTATTACCGTTAAGATGATGATAAATAAAGTATTCCCTGATAAGGTTATAATTTTTTGGGATGGTGAAAATTCAAAAGATTATAGACGGAAATTTTATCCTGAGTATAAAATACAACGAGAACAAATTAATAATGAATCTGATACCCATTATCAGTTTAACATTCAAAAAATTAAATCACAATATTATTGCGAAGAATTATATTTAAGACAGTTTGAAGATGAAGGTTCTGAGGCTGATGACGGTATTGCGTATTATTGTTTAAATACTCCTAATGAATATAAATATGTTTATACTAATGATAGGGATATATTACAAACAATTAGTGATAATACTGAAGTATATTTAACCGATAAACGAGATTTTATAAATAAAAAAAATTGGGTTAAGTATTTAGATTATCATTATAAAAATATATGTTTAGTAAAAGTTTTAACAGGTTGTAATTCGGATAATATTGCCGGTATATATGGTATGGGTGAGCCGACATTATTTAAATTATTTCCTGAATTAAAAAATGAAGAAAAGGATTTGGATTGGGTAATTGAAAGAGGTAAACAACTACTACCTGAAAGTAGAGGTAGGGATGCGTCAGTTTTAAGGAATTTAATTAACGGTAAATCAAAACATGGTGTATTAGGTGAAAATTTATTTATAACAAATAAGAAAATTATTGATTTAAAAAATCCATTGATAAGTGATGATGTTAAAGAAAGAATTAATGATGAATTAATTAATGGGGTTTTAAATCCTGAAGGTAGGGATTATAAAGTATTAATGAAACAAATGATAAATGATGGTGTGTATTCATATATGCCAAAATCGGATTCAGGGTTTATTGATTTTTTCAGACCATTTTACATTATTATGGAAAAAGAAAAAAAATTATACAAAAAAGCAATTTTATGAGAGTGAAGATAGGTGATAAGATTACAGATGCTAACGATGAACCAATTATGTTAGTTTTTAAAAATGATGATGAGTTATTAAGTGTTATTAATAATTTAGTTAATATGGGTAAAAATGAAGGTAAGGTTAGGAAATATGTCACATATCCTGATGATATGGATAGAGATGTTGTAAAACAATTTATGAATATATAATATGAAAGTAAGATTTAAAAAATTAAGTGAAAAGGCTGTAACTCCACAATATGCTAAACCAGGTGATGCTGGTATGGATTTAGTTGCGACTTCACTGGTGGAGGGTGAGGTTTTTTATGAGTATGGAACTGATATTGCTGTTGAAATACCTGAAGGTTATGTGGGGTTATTATTTCCAAGATCGTCAATTAGTAAGACAAAACAAATTTTAGCGAATCACGTTGGAGTTATAGATTCCGGTTATCGAGGTGAATTAAAGGTTCGGTTTAAAACATTAAATTGGGATTGTGGTGAAATCTATCGAATTGGTGATAGAGTGTGTCAATTAATTATTATACCTCATCCTTCTATTGAATTAGAAGAGGTTAGTGAGTTAAGTGAAACCCATAGAAGTGATAGTGGGTTTGGTTCAAGTGGAAACTAAGTGTTTAACAATTAAAATAAAAAAAATATGAGTATCGGAAACGAAAAATTCAAGACACGATTTGAGTTCGTGTTAAAACTGAACAAAGACATTATTGTTCAAAGATTCTTTAACGTAAGAAAATTTAATGATAATTCAACTAGAAGTTTGTCTATGAAAGACACGACTGATGATGTTGTTAATATCGTTAAAAAAGGTATTATGAAGAAAAGTGTGGAGCATCTTTGGAATAATTATGACCCGTATGGGTTTTATTATGATGAGGAAGGTGAAATAGTAATTAAGGATATTCCTAGATATAACCTTAATGACATTAAAGATAATTTTACTTTCACGGTAAAAGTAGATGGTAGGTCAGTATCGGAAACTATGTTTTCAGGTTATGGGTTATGTATACCTATATTTTTTGATGGTGGACAAAAAATAAGATATATTGTAGATATTAAAGATTCTATATCCACAATAATATCAAAGTTACAAACAGCTTTACAATATACAGAAGGAACGGAATAATATGATAGAAAAAGAAAATTTTGGGTATTTAGGCGATATCTTCCAATCGAAAGTTCTTGCTCAGATTTTTACTGATAGAACTTTTGGTGAGAATTACATTAACATTATCGATCCAAAATATTTTGATAATCAATATTTCAGGGTTATTACTCAATACATTAAAGAGTATTATGTTAAATATGATAGTATTCCTACATTGGATGCTATTGAAAATATTATTAATTCAGAAGCTTCTTCTGAGGTAACCAGAAGAGTTCTTGTAGATGAGCTTGATGGTATTAGAACTGTCGAATTAGCTGATAGTAAATTCGTTCAACACAAAGTAATAAATTTTTGTAAACAACAAGAATTAAAGAAAGCCATTCAAAAAGTTCAAAAAATACTTGAAAAAGGTGATTTTGAATCATATGATAAGTGTGAAGATATAATTAAAAGAGCTATTAACATATCTGAAGATAAAGATAACGGTGAAGATGCTTTAGATAATATTGAAAATGTATTGGATAACGATGAAAGAAAACCATTACCATTTGGTATTGGTGGGTTTGATAGAGCTACTAAAGGTGGATTAGGTTCCGGTGAAGTTAGTTTAGGTATTGCACCATTAGGTGTTGGAAAAAGCACCTGTGCTACTAAGATCGCTAATACTAATTATAATCTAGGTAAAACGGTATTACATATCTTCTTTGAAGATAAGGTGAGGGATATTAAACGTAAGCATTACGCTTGTTGGACAGGTATTCCGATAAATGATTTAAAAGAAAATAAATCCGCCGTAATTGAAATAATTGAAGGTATTAAAGGTAAAGGTAAACTTGTCCTAAAAAAGTTTCCTTCGTATGGAACAACATTTGAAAAAATTCGTAACTGGGTTAAAAAACAAAGACAAAATAATATAATACCCGATATGATTGTCGTAGATTACTTAGATTGTATTCAATTAGAAGAAGAAAGTTGGACGGCTGAAGGTGTATTAGTTAGACAATTTGAAACACTCGCGGAAGAAATTAAAATACCTATTCATTTATTTACTCAAGGTGGTAGACAATCAATCGGTCAAGAAATTGTTACTTCGGATATGGGTGGTGGTTCTATTAAAAAATCACAATTTGCTCACTTTTTATATTCTATTGGTAGAACAATGGAACAACAAGAAAGCGGTAGAGCGAATATGTCAATATTAAAAAATAGATTTGGACCTGCAGGTGTTGTATTTGAGAATGTATTATTCGATAATGGTTCAGTGCAAATTGATACTGACAATAGCACTGAAGAACTCACTTTTTTAGGTGTTGAGAACAAAAAAGAAGAGAAAAAAAGAAATAGGATTAACGATATTTTACAAAAAAAACAGAAAGAAAAAGTAGTGGGAGATGAAGAATCTCTTTAAGGGGGAAAACATTTTCCTCTGATTAATTATAAATACCTAATATTGATTTTATTAGGTTTTTATTAAAAAATAATTGGGGGATTTTTTGTTTTCCTTTTGATTTTTTCTAAAAAATAACATATTTATAAAAACAATAAAATAATTAAAAAAAGATATAAGAGATGAGTAAGAATGGACTTCAATTAGCGAGTGATTTAAAGTATTATTTAGATTATTCAAGATGGATTGACGATGAAAATAGAACTGAGACTTGGGAAGATTCGGTTAATAGGGTTATGAATATGCACAGAGAAAAGTATTCACAATTTTTATCAAACCCAAGATTTGTGGAATTATTCGAAAAGGCTGAAAATGCCTATAAAGAAAGGTTGGTATTAGGTTCTCAAAGAGCTTTACAGTTTGGGGGTGAACCAATTATTAGACATAATGCCAGATTGTATAATTGTACGGCGACTTATGTAAATAGAGTTAGAAGCTTCCAAGAGATAATGTATTTGTTATTGTGTGGATGTGGTGTTGGATTTTCGGTTCAATATAAACATATTAATAAATTACCTAATTTAGTTAAAAGAACTAAAGGTACGAAAACATTTGTGGTACCTGATTCAATTGAAGGGTGGAGTGATGCTTTTGGTATTTTAGTATCTTCATATGTTGAAGAAGGGAAAGAAACGCCATTTACCGAGTATCAAGGATATGAAATTAGATTTGATTTGAGTTTAATTAGACCTGAAGGTGCTATGATTAGTGGTGGATTTAAAGCTCCCGGTCCTGAGGGGTTGAGAAAATCATTATTAAAGGGTGAGGAATTGATTGAAAGAAATTTAAATCAAGGTGTTAACGTAATGAAACCTATTATGGCTTATGACTTTATTATGTATATGGCGGATGCGGTATTATCTGGTGGTGTTAGAAGAAGTGCTACTATCTGTTTATTCTCACCGGAAGATAATGAGATGATAAATGCTAAGGTTGGTAATTGGTATTATGAAAATCCGCAAAGAGGTAGGTCTAATAATTCAGCTGTTATTAATAGAAACACTACAACTAAAGAACAATTTAATAGTATTTTCACATCAATTAAAGATTTTGGTGAGCCAGGTTTTTATTTTGTAGATGATGAAGATCAAGTAACTAATCCATGTGTGACAAAAGACACTACGGTTATGACGAATGAAGGTGTTTTTACGGTTGAGGATTTAATTGGTGTTAAGAAAAAAATTGTTGTAAATGGTGAAGAACATGATATGATGTCTGATGGTTTTTGGAAAACAGGTGAAAAAGATGTTTATAAACTTACAACTAATAAAGGATATCAGTTAAGATTAACTGAAAATCATAAAGTTTTAACCGTTAATAGTTTAAATGTTGAAACTTGGAAGGAGTTGAAAGATATTAATATTGGTGATAAAGTTAAATTAAATAAGAATATTGGTTATGTTTGGGGTAATCAAGATAATAGTGAATTTGAAAAAGGTTGGTTATTAGGTAATTTAATAGGTGACGGAACTTTCGATAAAGAATCTGCGTTATTAAAATACTGGAATGAAAGTAATGTGAAAGAAATTGCTAAGACTTATTTGAATAATAATTTTAAAACTTACCAAGAGTTTTCAGCGGAAGAAAATAATGACGGTATTGTTTCCATTGGAAGTGTTAAATTAAAAGAATTTGCTGATCAATTTGGTGTTAGAAATAATGATAAATTACCTAATAAAAAATTAGAACAACAATCTTCAAAATTTTATGAAGGATTTATTTCAGGGTTAATTGATGCTGATGGGACAATACATAATGATACTAATAAAGGTGATTATAATATTAGATTAAACCAATCAAATGTTGAATTACTTAATATAGTTCAAAGAATGTTATTAAGGTTAGGTATTGTTTCTACACTTTATAAAAATAGACGTAAAGAAGGGTTTAGACAATTACCTGACGGTAATGGTGGGTTAAAAGAATATTATTGTAAATCAAATCACGATCTACAAATTAGTAAGACTAACGTAAGAGAGTTTAATCAAAGAATTAAATTAAATTCTAAAAAACAATCATTGGTTATTGAAATGTTAGATAAATATAAACCATATTCTGAGTATTTTAATGATGTTGTTAGTTCTATCGAATATGATGGTTTTGAAGATGTTTACGATGTTAATGTTGAAGATGTTCATAGATTTGATGCTAATGGTATTATTGTTCATAATTGTGTTGAAATCGGATTATACCCTCAAATTGAAATTAATGATGAAACTGAATATGGGTTTCAAGGATGTAATTTAACTGAGGGTAATGGTGGTATGTGTACAACAGAAGATAAGTTTTATGATGCGTGTGAATCTTTAGCTATCTTAGGTACATTGCAAGCGGGTTATGCTGATTTCCCATATTTAGGTGAGGTAACAGAATCAATTTTCAGGAAAGAGGCATTATTAGGTTGTTCATTTACAGGTTGGATGGCTAACCCACATATTATGATGAATCCTGAAATTCAAAGAAAAGGTGCTGAAATCGTTAAAAAAGTAAATCAGGAGTTGGCTGAAATTATAGGTATTAATCCAGCGTCGAGAACAACTTGTGTTAAACCTTCTGGAAATGCTTGTACGACTTTTGATACGAAGATTAAAACTAATATGGGTGATATGACGTTAAATGAAATATTTAATTATTGTTTAGGTGTACAAATAAACCCTAAAACTTTAATACCTAATAGTTTTACAGAGCCAAATATACCATTACAGGTTTATGATGAAAATAACGACTTAAAGGATATTACTGCGTTATTTTTTAACGGAACTTGTCAAGTTTTTGAAATTGAGTTTGAGGATGGTAATAGTTATAAATTCACAGAAAACCACAAATTAAAAACAAAGGATGGTTGGAAGTTAGTAAAAGATTTAACTGAAAACGATGAAATAATCTCATTTTAATCGAGCTTTTTTGTTAAACCATCATATTTATATTTATGGATGGTTTAACAAAAAATATACCTTATGTATATATCATTAAAAATAAGAGTACTGGTTTGAAATATATCGGTGCTAAATATTCTAAAAATTCTAACCCAAATAATTTTTGGGTTAATTATTTTACATCATCAAAACTAATCCATAAATTAATTGAGTTTTATGGTGTTAATGATTTTGAATTTAAAATAATAAAAACATTTAATAGTGTGTTTGATACATTACAATATGAACGTAAATTAATATCTTTATCATTATTAAAAGATGATTATTTAAATCTACATTCTAATTTTGTTGTTGAATCGGAAGAAGAATATGAGTTTAACCAAATTAAAATGAAAAAAGTTAGAAGTTTTTATGGTAATTTATCGTATTTAATGAAATTAGGTTTTCACGGTTTTACTGATGAGATTAGATATAAAGTTTGTAGTGATGGTGGTAAAATGGCTGCGATTGTAAATAAATTAAATAAAAAGGGTCTTTTTAATAAGGAAAATATTACTAATATACATAAAAAATTAAAAGAAAAACAATTGAGTGCGTATTACGATCCATCATTACGATTTGATATATGTAGTAAGGGTGGTAAGAATGGGTTTTTTAGTGATAATTATAGGGTGAAAAATAACTTAACTGAGGACGAAATGAGGGGGAGACAAAGTGATAGGGGTAAAAAAGGTGGTGTTAAGAATAAGGGATTTAAATGGTATAATGATGGTGTAAATGTCTACAAATACATGCCAGAACAAATAAAAGAACTTCCATTTGATGAATTTTTAAAACAAAATAATCAATTTAAAAGAGGTCCTGGAAAACTCTTAAAGAGTATAAAATTAAAAAAATAAAGAATAAAAAAATGAAAATTAAAAAAATAAGAAAGACTGATGAATATTTCCAAACAGGTGATTTGGAGGTTAAAGATACCCATTCATATCAATTAGATAATGGGGTTGTTTCACATAATTCTGTACTATTAAAATCACCTTCTGGTTGTCACGGAGACCATGCTCCAAGATACTTTAGGGTAATGCAAATTAATAAACAATCTGAAATTGGTAAGTATTTGAATGAAGAACATTCGTATTTGATTGAAGAATCTGTATGGAGTTCTAATAAAACAGATTATGTGGCATATATTCCGGTAATGGCTAATAAGAATGCTAAATTTAAAAAAGATTTAGTTGGTATGAATCAATTAGAAGTGGTTAAAACAATTCAAAACAATTGGGTTGAATATGGGACAAATCACGAAAGAAATGTTCAACCATATTTAAGACATTCAGTTTCTAATACTGTTGAATTGGATTATTCTGATTACGATATGGTAGAAGATTATTTATTTAATAATAGATATGATTTCGCGGCGGTATCATTCTTACCTTTAACAGGTGATAAAGATTTCAACCAAGCACCATTCACGTCAGTATTGTCAGGTGAAGAATTATACGATAAGTATGATGATGCAGCTTTCTTCGCTTCAGGTTTAATTGTTGATGGGTTACATGCTTTCGATGGTAACTTATGGGAAGCTTGTGATTATGTAAATAAAAGAGATTTGAAATTACAAGGAACAAGGGTTGAAGGTTTAATTAAGAAAGATTGGATTAGAAGAGCTAAACAATTCGCTAAGAGATTCTTTAAGGGGGATATTAAAGAAATGATATTATGTCTTAAAGATTTACATTTATATCACAAATGGGTTAGAATAAATCGTGAATTAAAACAAAGGGATTTTGATTTTAATACGGCAATTAAACAACCCGAATATGTTAATATGGATACTATGGGAGCTCAAGCCTGTGCTGCGGGTAGTTGTGAATTACCTGAGTATATGTTAGAAGCTATGAAAGGATAAAAAAAAGGTGGTATTAACCACCTTTTTTTATTTAACCATATTCGAACATTCAGGTCCAAGACCTCTTTTAATTGATTCGGGTGTTGTTAATTTTCTACCGCAACGTCCACATTTACCTTCATGTAAAACGTCTATAATTGCCGGAATACTATCGATATAGTGGAAAAACCAATTAAAGGCTTTAAATGATACGGAATCAATTGAAATTCTTGATTTTTTACTATGAAAAAACTTATTATTTTTAATAAAACCAATGAATGTATAATTAGATACATTATCAGAACCGGTTAAAACCGACACAAAAAAGATATCATTTTCTTTAGATTTTCTAACCTTATATGTGAATCGATTTTTTGTTAAGGTGTTAACTAACGTAAATGTGGCGTTACCTGCGAATATGAAATTTTTTATATCCGAATTTTTTAATTGATTTTCCATATACAAATATAATCAATTTGTCAATAATAAAAAAACTTTTTTTATTATTTTTTTTTTAGTATATTTTTTATATGAAAACATTAATAATAACATCAGTCTTATTTTTTATCATCCAATCTAAGGAAAATTGTGGTGATTACTACAAATTTAGGGTTTGTAAAGACACTATCGAATACACGGTATTTTCAACCACACCGTATAATGTGGGTGATTCTATAAACATAAAAAATAATTAAAATATGGATATACTTAGTTTAGAAATTGAGCCAAAATATAAAAAATGGTTAAAAACGGTTTACGATGGTGGTGATTTACACCCATCATTAGCTTACATGTGTCAAAAACACAGTAAAATGATTAATGTAATCCCTATCGATTTTAGGGATATATATTTTTTTAAAAATGTAAATGATTTTATTTCATATGTTGACACTTTAGAATCTGAAACGGATATTGAAAATAATATTAAAAATAATGATTCTAGATTAATATATGAGGATGAAAATTACCGAGTAAGAAGGATCTACACTAAAGAAGCTATGACTATTTACGGTAAAGGTAGTAAGTGGTGTATTTCGGCGGATAGTCTTAATATGTGGGATAAATACGAAATTCGAGGTGATGTTTTTTTTATAGTATTTTCTAAAAAAATATCGTATAATAGTCAATTCAATAAATTTATAGTACAAATGTGTAGTAATCGTGAGTTACATATTTGGGATAGAAGTGATATTAATTATAATGGTAATGTATTAGATTTAATTAGTTTAGAAAAAGGAATCTTTACTAAACATATTGATGATATATTAATCACAGATTTAAATTCTTTTATTGATAAAAGAATATTAGGTATCTTTTATGAAACAAAGGCTATTGTTGCCGGTGGTGCGTTAACATCCTTAGTAAGGGGAGAAAAGATTAATGATATTGATATATGGTTCTCAAAAAAAGATGATTACGAAGAAGCGATTAGGTTAATTGATGTGTATTTTAGGGAAGTCAGAAGGAAAAATTATAATTACGATGCGGATGTTTTTGGTGATAATGTGTTGGGTAGTAATGTGTTGGGTAGTAATTCCAAACGTGAAAGTAAAAATGCTATAACTTTTAATATAAATGATCAGAAATATCAATTCATTAACCCTGATAAATATGAAATGGGTAATGTCGATAAAATAATCAATCAGTTTGATTTTAATTGTGTTATGTGTGGTATTGATTATAAAGAACAAAGAGTTTCGTACTCAACTAGGTTTTATACTGAATCTAAAAATGGTAAAATCACTATAAACCCAACATTAAGATCTCCAGCTAATTTATTAAATAGAATCATCAAGTATAGCAATAAAGGTTTTAGAATTTCGACGAATGAGCAAAAAATAGCGTTAACGTATCTATCTAAAATAAGTGATGAAGAAATTGAAAATACGTCATTATATTAATTATTTTAATCTAACTAATATATCAATAGAGGGGTTTAATATTTGCAGTATTTGATTATCGTCTGCAAGTATTATCTCTTCTGTTATTTGTATTTCACCGTCAGGAAGTACTGTTTGAACGGATGTGTTTTGTGAGTAAATACCACCCACTTTATTATAAACTTTAAGTGATGTTAAGTTTAATACACCAGGTGTATTCATGATAGCATTTTTAACGGTACCTAAATAAACGTCATCACCTAACGCAAGGTTAGATTTATCAAAAATATTTGAAATATTTGTTACAATCGCTGACGATAAATCAGTTGGTGGGTATTGTTTATTATATTGAACATCTAATACAACACCAATATTAACTACTTGAGCTGGTTGAACAACCACATAGTCATTTATCATTCTATATTGTGATAAGTAAGTTGCTATATTATTCGCTATATTAGAATTTATATTACTAGTTAAATTACCATTTGCGTCGGTAGTTAGTATATTTACATTAATCTTATTACCTGATTTAGTAACACTAACTTTAGATGGGGCTCCAAACTTACCCGGCATTTTAAATATTTGTGATTCGTAATCTTCAAGGGTAACACACCTTTCTTGTGATGCGAAATTAAAACCAATATAATTCCTTGCTTCTTCTATTGTGGGTTGATTTGATCCACCTAATGAAGAAGTAACATTCGTTGTTCTCAATGAATTAATAACTGCTGTGTTTATAGTTGAGTTTGGACCATTAACAATTAGATTAGATGATGTAATCCTTGTAAGTGTGTTAGGGTTAAGGATTGATTGTTGTCCCCCACCAACCCTATATTTAACGAATATTGTTGTATTAGCTTTTGGTGTTAAACCTAAAACAGGGTTATTTGTCAATTCATTGTAATCAATATTAAACTCGTTTAATGTGAATTGTGTGATTGCATCGTTATCGGTTTCAGATCCACCAAAAGTAATAACCATAAAGTTTTCTGGTGTATATTCTGTAATAAACTTTTTATTGGTTTTAGTCCATTTACCTTGTCTGATTCCATCTACAACAGGTAAGTTAGGGTCTTCAATATAAACTCTTTGTTGGGCTAAAGCATCTACTTCAAACCACCTCTGATTATCGTCAAAAAATACTGAATCTTCCGGAATTGTGGTAATTGCGGTTCCATCTTGAACCACAATTGAACTAATAGAAAGGACATTTCTTTCTGGTAGAATAATTTGATAGAATGGTTTAACGTTATTCGTATTAACAATTTGTCTAAGTGTTCTTGTTTCACCGTTAACAACTATTTCGGTTTTAATAATTTGGTATGAAACTACTTTATTATTAGCGTCAAAAACCGGTAATTTTAATCTATTTTGATAACCATTTGAGTTAATTGTTGAAGAAAAATCAATATCATTAATTGTTTCAAATATTTGCCCACCACCACTAATTTTAGTTCCGGCTTTAAGAACACCTAGATAATTTACATCTTCTTTATCACCATCAACAGGTACGTTAATACTGAATTGACATACCGCAACTGAAGGTCTATTTCCTGGAATTTTTAAACCATAAGTCCTTGCGATATTATATATGGAGTTGGTTTGTTGTGCGAATTGTAAGTAAGTTTCTTGAATACTTCTATCGATGTGGAAATTTAAATTATCGGCAACAGCTGCGTTGATATCGACTAATACTGAGAATAAACCAGCATCACCAAAGTTGGTAATTAAATCAGGGTAATAAGTTTGAACATAATTAATAAGTTCATTTCTTAAACCTGTAAATTCACGTTCTGCGTATGATATTTTTCTTTCTGCCATTATATTGTTATATTAATTGTATCTTGCTTACCAAATATAGAAGCGTTATTTATATATTTAATTTGAAGATTTGCGCTTCTTTCGTTATTTGGGTCTGTGTTTATTATAATATCTGTTATTTGTAATTGTGGGAAGTATTTAGATACTGCGGTTTTTACTTCTTCTTTCATCGCTTCATAAGTCGTGTCATCATTTGGGTTAAATATAAAATTCCTAAGATTTGTTCCGAAATCTGGGTTATAATATCTTTCACCTTTATTAGTTAATAATAAATGCGTCAATGATGAACGTATTTCATCATTAGTTGTTGTTGTTTGTTTAACAAATTCAGTATCACTCTCTGTGAATGGAAAAAATATACCAATACTAGCCATATTTTAATAAATATATTACTTTAGAATTTTTGAAAATCATTTATTTATTATATAAATGAATAAATATAGAATTAAAACTAAAATACTTCCTGAGCAAAATCAATACTTAAAAGTAAATATAAAACAAGATTTTGATGTGCTAGATATTTTAACCTTAAGCATTTATGGTACGGATACATATCCTAACCCTTGTGGTGATTGGGGTGTTATTATGGGTAGGGTTGTTGATAGTAATAGTTTCCCAATGGAAAACGTTAAGGTTGGTTATGTGATACCATTAGATGAAGATGATTCTAATAATATAACTATAAATAATATATATAATGATATTATGGGTAATAAATATCCTTTATTACCAAAATATAGTGTAAATAAAAATCATTATCCTGTTGGTGGATTTCCAAGTGAAGATGAAGTGATGGCTAATTCGGCTTTGGAATATGTATATAAGAAATATTTTAAATTCATTGCATCAACCAATCAAAATGGTGATTATGCTATTTTAGGTATTCCATTAGGTGGTGGTAAATTACTAATGAATTTTGATAGTACTGATGCTGGTTCTTTAAGTACAACACCAACTCAACAATTAGCCACCGGACAAAAGGAAGAGAAAAATTTTAAAAAGGATCAAAGACTAAATGGTTCGCCAATAAACGCTAATGGAGGTAATCCAGTCACAGGTAATACTGTCGGACAATCAATATCTATCGGTAATATAACTGGTATAGGTGAAGGTGGGGTTGTGGTAACGGTTATAACCGGAGCAACCGCAACTAGTTTTGGTGGTAATGGTAATTTAAAAAATCAAGCTGGGGATACTATATCTGTAATACAAAAACAAATCCCTAACGATGGTAATGATGTTGATAATAGTGCTGGTGTTTTAATATCGAGAACAACAGACGTTCAAGTTAAATCTTTTTTCGGTGATTTAGATCAGTGTGAAATTGGTGTTAATAGATATGATTTTCAATTGGATTATAAGTATCAACCATGTAATTATATTATTGGCTCATTTTATGCTGATTATACGGTATTTAATTCGGCGATTCCAACCTATACAATAAATAATATGGCTTTAGCTTCTTCTAAACAGAATATGGGTGGTAAAGTAGCATTTCTGTTGGATGGATATGATGAAACAAATCCCGATATTTCGGCTGATGTGAATTCAGATGGGACATTTTATGCTGCAATACCTTGTAAATGGGATAGGTATAATATCGATGAAGAAGGTAATTGGTATAAGACAAATGATGATTTCACTAAGAATCCAACAGGTATTTTTACAAGAACACCTTATTGTTTAATGATATATATTAATAATAATGTTAGTGTAAATTTAAATGATAGTAAAACTTATTCAAGAGCTTCGGGTATAGGTTTTAACTTAAATAATAGTGCTGATTTTGTAGAACAAATAGGTTATGATGGATCAACCGGCATAACGACAGTCAATAGATTCAATATTAAATATAATGCTCAATACTATCCGGCATCACCATTCCCTAATGGTTATTATAACCCAATTAATACTAATTATTATCCATACCCAAAAGAAGATGTTGGGACAAAGTATAGGAATGGTGCTGAGTTAAATTGGGATTATACTAATAGGAGAAGTAATATTTATACAATAGCAAGTCAATGGACAAAGTATGGTTATTATTCGGCATTAAATGTTGAAAATAATGGTTTAAGTGGAACATATAGTGATATATTAACAAAGGGTAGATATGCTCCAATGCCAAATTGTTATTCAACAAAACCATTATCAGGTAATACTGAATTAATAGTTAATTTAACGACTAAAGGTTTGGCTTTACCTGGTGAGCAATTACCATTAGATGATACAGTTTTACCGTATAATAATAATTGGTATCAATATAATACAGATACAGGTGAATATCCTACAGGAACGATAGGAAACACTAGTAACCCAACATCAATACCAAGTGATAATAACCCTGATTTTAATTTTACAAATTTTAATCCGGATGTTGGTATTTGGTCAAATGACGGTGGTAACACAAATAGTGTTTTTGATGTTGAATCGGCTGGTTATTATAAAATAGATGGTGTTTTTGATATGGTTGGGGATACTGACGTTGAAGATAATAGCCCTACAGAATTTTATTTTGACATTGTTAAATACTCTAACGGTCAAAACATTAAATTAAAGACGTATTATGAATGGATTAATTGGAATACGTCTTTAAAAAACATTAGGTATGGTCTTAATTTTAGATTCGATTTTAATGAGACATATTATTTACAAACAGGTGATTTAATTTATTTTAGACTATCGACTAAATTTTTAAAACAAAGAAAAAACATGCGTTTAGAAAATGTAGATATTAATTTTTATAAATTACCTTCAGGTAGCGTATTCCCCTTAATTGTTGGTAATATGTATTTACCGACATTTGAAGCCGCTAAATACGATACTGTTTATTATCCTATTGGTGTTGGAAAAGATATTTTTGATACAAATAGTGGTGGATTTAACACACCTAAATTAACCGAAATGGATTTGATGCTTTACCCTATAACTGACGAAATGTTTAATATTGTTGAGCATAGTCAAGTTAATAATCCATATGAGAGGGGTACAATAAATTATTATTTCTTCAGTAATCAATATTGGAAATTAAGAGATTTTATATATAACGAAATAAACTAAAATGGAAAATAAGAAAATATTATTACCGAATAAAAAATATATTGGAAGTCCGGATAAAGATATCCAAATTAAATTAAACCTTGAAAATGACTCAAAGAATTCAATTGAAGGTTTATATAATTATACGGTTAGTTCAGGTGAGCAATTTGTTGCTGAAAGACAAGATTCTGATTTATTTAGAACATATCTTAAAGTAGGTGGTATGTATTATAGCAATGCTTTAAATAGTCCGTTTATAACTAATTATTTTAAGAATTATAATACTAATTACAATATTAATAGACAAGAAATTAGTAAACCGAACGATAAAAGAAATTTCATTGCTGGTGTTAATTTAACATCTAATTATACAATGCCTGCATCATCAGAGACATTACAATTTGATAAAATAATTATTAACTCTAACCCACCTGGTTATGATGTAATAAATTTTGATTTTGAAATACAAAATACATCAAGTTATGTGTTGGGTTCTAATTTAAGGGTAGATCTGAAAAATACGGATTCATTACCGCGCAATTTTAATATTGATATTAATTTTATTTTAAATGGTAGTACTATTTTATATACTAAAAATGTTTATAGTGGTAATATAAATGCAGGTGCCACTAGACCGATAACTGCCACATTATTAACGTCAGGTATTACTATAAATAATACTGATAAAATATCAATGCAGATTTTTGATAATGGTATTTTTTCTACGATGCTTGAATATACTTTATATGACGTATCGACATTTTATATAACGGCTCAAGGTATTAGTTCTTTCGATAAAAATTTAAGTAATATTGATTTATTATATGATCCCGTAAAAGTAGTCACAAATACAAATGTATTGGATAATGATCCTAAATCCACATCTTATAAAACTAAATCAGCTATTTTTAGTTTAACGGCGCCATATGATGATATTATTGTCACGAATATATCACCTTTAACTACGATTTCATCTGAACAAACTGTTGAATTATTAGATTATTGGTATTTACCGACTGATATTAAAAGAGATGGTTCATATACGACTACCAACTATATTAATCCCGCTAATAGTCCAATAATTGTTAGTGCGTCAACAGGGTGGATAAACATTGGTAAGTTTTTAACAGGAACAACTGAAGTTGATTTTACCCAATCTAACGTATTAAGAACTAATCTATATACATTTAGGGGTAATATGAATGTTAAAATACCTAAATATCAAACATATTCATTCTTTGTCACCGCTAAAACTGGTGGTAATGGATTTTTAAAAACTAGTTATGCTTACGATTCAGTTGCCGGTTTTATGGGATTACCACAATCGATGGCTAATGGGGATATTTTAAATATTAAGGGGTATCAACAATATTGTTGGTTAAATATATGGCCTGATTCATATGAATTAACAGGATCAACACCTAATGTGAGTTATAGGGATTATTATGGTTGGACTAATACATCGGCAACGGATGTATATAGATTTGAACCAACTACGGTTGTATCCGCATCAACAAACCAATATACATTTAAAGGTTTGGTAAACTATAAACTTGTTCAAAGAGAACCTTATCAATATAGAACTCAAAAATTATTATCGTATGATGATTATTATGATTCAGTTGTCCCATCTAAACAACATTTAGAATACTTAAATAGTAATACGGAAAATTGGGATTTATTTTCAATGTATTCAAATGATAAAGATAATACAACTCCATTGTATATTATTGAAAGTGGTTTAACAAATACATTTACAATCGGTGATGGAATACCTGCTAAATATAATCCAGGTTTAACATTATTTGAAATAAGTGCTACAACAAATACTGTATTCAACTCATACTTTAATCATAACCTTAAAATTGGTGATTATGTTAGTGTAAAACAAATATCAGGTACAACGTCAAATAATTTAGGGGTATTTCCTGTTGTGAGTGTTGGTTCTAAAAATAATGCGATAAGTGATAAATTATTTACAATTAAACTAAGTGGATTTACTGGAACATACATTCAGTTTAAAAGATATTTAACACCTACTGATAGTGGTAGTTTATCTCAATATTATATTAGAAAATATAAAGTAATTGAAAATAGTGATAACTATACATTAACAACACCTTTATCTAAGAATGGTTTTGGTAATAATAATTATTATTTAACAAATACTAATCAAGTTGATGTTAGTGAGTTATATGATGAAAATGGTGTTCCTATAACTAGTATATCTTATTTCTTTAAGAAAAAGAATATAACGTCAACAACAACTCAAAAAATAACTAAACTTAAAAATAAGTTTTATGATGAGTATTATGGTACTAGGAATGGATTTATATCAAGGGAATTATATATGAATAACACTAATTTCTTTTTAAGTGGGGTGTCTATACACAACACAGTTGATTATGGTTTAGGTTTAATGGTATCTGGTTTAACGAATACATATAGGAATGGTAGTATAACTCCCGATGGAACTTATTTACTTGATGATACATTTGTATTTGATACAGATACAGAACTTGGTATTGGTACGTATATTGACTTTATAGACTCATACCCAACTTATGAAGGTATGACAGGTTTAACCAGATCTATTGTATATAGAAAAGGTGATGACTTTAATTACAATTCTAAGAGGTATTTTTCATTATTTAGCGAATACTTAAAAAAACCAATTGGTGATGTGTCAGGTAATACATTATCATTATTAGGTATTAAACCCACCTTAACTAATTATGGTTCATCACAAATTGTTGGTAGTAGTTTATATCCTGGTAATTCTATGGTATTAATCGATAGACAATTGAGTGACTTCCCAATTGGAGGGACTCTTTATTTCGCAACCGGATCGACTGATACTTTAACAAGTTCTACTATTTTAGGGTATGAATTAGGTGGGTTATACGCTGTAATTAATAATACAACCTATGGTAATTTACCAACAACAGGATATACGAATCTTTATACTTTACAATATTATGGTGATTCATATAATGTAAAACTAAGTGATTTAATGTTTGAACATTTCGCTGTTTATTATTTAGGTGACTACGAAACAAAATTAAGTGTCGGTAATTCTATTAATATTGGTGATAGTGTTTATGGTGACATTGTTGAATATAATGAAAGGGAGTTACAAACTTACGTTTTACAAATGCCAAACTACTTATTTAAATTAAAAGATTTATATGGGTATTCTGGTTCATCTATATTTTCAGCTACAACATCAACATATGCTAAAACAGATTTATTACACCCTATTACGTTAAAATATTATACAAATACTATATATAGTAGTAATAATGTTGAAGATAAGAAAAGTTGGGCAATATTTAACGATAAGTTAAATATATGGCAATGGAGAGATTTAATCCCGAATGGTGATATTGATGAATCAGGGAGAGGAACTAATTTTCCGTTCTTAAATGGTAGACATTACGTATATGGTGATTTTATAATACCATTTAGGAGTAAGTATTGGAACCCAATTACCGGTAATAAAAGAAGTTTAAGTTATAATACCAACTATAATTTTAATAGTGGTTTTGGTACTTTACAAACAATAAATGATATAGATATTTGTTAAAATGGAAATAAGGAATACGACTCAAATAAAAACATTAAATATACCGTTTACTTTAAACTTTGCGGATGATAAAGAAGATTTAATAAGGGGGTGGGTAAATACTGAAGGTTCAGGTAATATAAACCCTATTGTGGATTTTGAAATGGATTTATATCAATATGAAGGTGATAATTTAAATTACCAATTTAATTTCTTTTGTTGTGGTGACGATAAGGGGGATGAAGGTACTAACCCTTTTTATCCTTATAATAAACAAAATGTTTTCACAAAAAGTAGTGGTTATTTTATAAATTCATACGCCAATACATTAAGAAATAATGAAAATTTACTACCAGCTGAAAACCAAATTATTGGGACTAATGTTGGTAATACAAATGAATGGCGAATTGATGTTGGTGGTGGGAGTATTAAAAATATTAGGGAAGTGAATGTTGCTGGTATTAGTAACCAAGCAATGTCAAACGCTCAATTTATATTTACGTATTTTAATAGTAATACGATTTCCAACCGAAAACAAGTTGATAGGATATTGGTGGGGGCTAAATCAACTACTACAGGTTATGATCAATTTTACTATAATAAGTTAATATTTACAGGTGAAACAGGACAAACAGGTTTTAATTTAGTTGGGTATAACGCAATAAATTATTCATCTGTATTGAGTATATTCCCTAATTTTGCTAATTTCTATAACCCACCAAAGGGTGTAACATATGATTCGGTTAAAAAACCTAATTTAAATTTGGATAGATATAATAAAACTTTAGGTAATAATATTTATTTACCTAAAAGTACTGACATAACTGAACTTTATTTACAAGTGGCTTTTTATAACCCAAAAACAGGGAAGTCAATTCAAATGATTACAAAATCAGGATCTACAACAAGTAATATATTAGACCCAAATAAGGATGGAACAATATTTTTTAGAACACAATTTACCGATAATTATACGTATATAAAATTAAGTCTTAGTTCGTCAACAAAAACATATGGTATAAGATTATATAACCCAAATACTTTGAATTTTGATATAAATCCAGCCGTTAGTGGGACGACAATAATACCTATGTATGAAAAAATAATATCCGATATAAGGGTTACAAATCAATCATCGCCAAATATACCAATACCAACAACAGGATAATGGAAAAAATAGAAATTAAAATAAGTACAAATCAATTTAGTAGTTTACAATTACCTGTGAGGGGTAATACACTAAATATTACTAATGGTATTATACAAATACCATTTATGTTAGATGTAGATGCAAGGGAAATTGGGGTTTATGATAATGTTGCTTGGGATGTTAAACAATTATTTGGTGATATAAATTTTGTTGCATATCCGAGCGGAACAACTGCTGTTAGTATTGTGAATACATCAATAGCTCCGAGCTTTTCTTATTTTTGGGAGGTGCAAAATGTATTAACGGCATCAACTACAAATCCTCCAATATTATATTCAAGTGTTCCTACAGCGTATACTGTATGTTTAACCGCTACAAATACTGCTGGTTACACAAAAACTTGTCAGACGGTTCATATTGGAAATTACTTAACTGCTATTAATTTAGGTTCAACATCTTCATTTGGTAGTCAATATTTTAATTTTTATTTAGATGTTTTTGATAGTAATAATACGTTTCTTAAACGTAATGAAGTGTTGGGGTATAATAGAGGTGTTTCAGGTGTAGGTTCAAATATTGGTTTAAGTTGGGCATATCCTGGTTTTAGGTATGATTTATATATTTCAGGTAATAGTAGCTCCAATATATATAAGACATCTTTATTTAATACGTCATATACGGTTGATAGTGCATATACTACATTAAGTACTTCTACAATACCTAATACGATTGATTATTACGCTAAACAAGTAACAGGGACAACAACGCAAGGTTTAACTGATAGTACGTTATTTGAGTTTATAACTTATGGTACGGGAAAGACGGTAAATGTGGGTTCCGTATCGGCTGGTAAGGAAGTAATAAGTAAAAGTGGTTTAACTGATGGTTCTACATTATATATTATTAAACAATCAGGTAATACGGATTTATATTTTTATGAATATTCGGCAACGACTGGTGTAACAACATATTATCAATACACACCTAATGGTATGGGTAGTAACGATTTAATTTTTACGGGTATAACTAAAAGGGATATATTGGTAGGTATAGTTGAAAAACCTAAGATAAATAATTATGCATTTATACAAAGGGGTGATAGTAATGTATTCGAACCGATAATGAAATTTTGTGACGTAAATACTGTTGATGATATTAGTTCGTATAATAATAATTTCTTTAATGTAAAAAAAGAGCAAGAAAAATAATATAATAAATATTTATAAGATATGAGTGTTTTTGGTACGACTAAACCGGCGAATGCGTCGCCTTCGGATATGGAGGTATTTTCAATTTATGTTCCAACAAGGGATTTTATTGGTTCGCCTACAATTGTGAAATTAAATGCAATTGATATAATAGCACCTGTTTATAATACGGCAGACACAGGTGGTAATACTAATGAAATATTGGGTGGTATGTATAACCTTACATTACCATCGGCAAATTTCAATCAAAAGGGTATATATAATTTATATATCAGACCTGCTGAAATTAGGACTAAAATATTAGATTGCGGTGTATTAAGTTCATCACCTGATGTTAGGGGTTTAGTATTTGATATCACACAAGCACCTGCCGAATACACAAATAAATTCATAAATGGTGGTTTAGTTGGTTATAAGGTGGAATACGTTAATTCGGATGGTAGTTTATTACAGAATTATTTTAAAGTGATTACATCTTCATTTTTATGTGAGCCTATTAGTCAAAACTTAACCGATAGTAGTCAGAAATCTATTAGATATAGATATAGTGATAGTGGTAATTTATTATTCTGTACTTTAACACCGACAGCGGCTCCAAGTGTTAAACCTAACGCAATTCCTTTTATTGGGCAACCAAACCAAATAGTTAAATTAACTAATTCGTTCTTTAATCCTGTAAATATTGAAATTGATTTGGTTGAATATGATGTTGAAACATTGGCTTATATGTTATATGGTGAGCAAGTTAAAAATGTGGATGATGGTGTTTATACAGTATATGACTTTGATGGTAATATATATAAACAATATGATTTATATGAACAAAAAGTATCTCTTACTGATTCTAATTATGAAATTAGAAGATTAAGGGATAATATAGATTTTAATGATAGTAGAACTAATATTATAGGATAATGGCAATTAAACAATTTAGGAATGGTGCAGATACTTGGTCGGACAATCTTGTAGGTTTGCAATTTGCTTCTACAAATGGAACTCCATTATTTAGTTTTGGTGATTTTAGTATTACAACTAATATAGCCACATCACAAGGTATGTTACCTATGGCAGGACATCCTTTGGTATATAACTATCAAACTAACGGATATAATACCAACTTAAACATATTCATAAACTTCAACTATTCAGACATTACAAACTACGCTAATTATGGATCGTTGACTGAAAGATTAAGGTCTGCTGTTAATGGTATTATTACTGATTTCCCTGCCGGTATTTATTACAATCAAATATTATATGGATTAACATATGATTCATTTACAAATATTACGCAATTTCAAATACCAATAGCGTTTATCTATAACCCATATAATATTACTTTAACAAGTGATGGGTTATTAGAAACTAGTGTTAGTGGGGGTACTCTAAGAAATCTTGTTAAATATTATAATAAATTTGTATTGGATTATAATAATGAAGAAACTCCATTAGTGAATTTAACATCGGATGATAATTATTTAACTATAAGTGTAAATGGTAATATATTCTCAGCAACAACTGCGAATTTTCTTATTAAACCAAATTATTTGGAAAGGGAAAATGTTTTTAAGGCTTTTGATGAAATACAACAATTCTTATTAAATAGGGATTCTACTCCATTATATACCGCAACGTTTAAATATCGTAGGTATTTGGATGATACGTTAGTAGATGATACAACATCTATAACTTGGGAAACATATTTTTATGGGTATAATCCAAATATTAATACGAATTATTTGGAGCAATATATTAATACTTTAGTTGGTATTGGTAATGACATAGATGAAATTAAATCTAATTTAATTGCTAGATTTTATATATCTGATAGTATAATAGATTTTGACACTCCAGATCAGAAAATACAAAAGATGTTACAGGTTTATGGTAGAAGTTTTGACGAAATCAAGAAATATATTGATGGGTTGGCCTTTGCTAATACTGTTACATATGATAAGAAAAATAATGCTGCGGATAATTTAATTAAAAACTTAGCCGAAACAATTGGTTGGAAAGCAGATACAATTTATAGTTCAGACGATTTATTAGTAAATGTATTTGGAACTAACACACCACAAGTTTTAACTAATACTAAGAATAAAACTCCATATGAACTAGATATAGAGTTTTGGAGAAGATTATTCTTAAATTCAGCGTATCTATTTAAATCAAAAGGTACTAGGAAGGCGTTAGAGTTTATATTAGAATATATCGGAGCACCTGAAAGTTTATATGAGATGAATGAGTATGTGTATTTAGCCGATGGTAAGATTAGTATTAATGAGTTAGAATCTGTGATTAGTTTAACTGAAGTACAAACAGGAACAATAATTGATACTACAACAATACCTGTCGATACTGAAGGTTATCCATTCATATTAAATAATAGTGATACATTTTATTATCAGATGCCAACATACCAACAATACTTTGAGAAGTTTCCAGGTTTAAATTACGGATTTGAATTAACACAAGAGATAGATAATAAAAAAGTTTGGTTTGTATCGGGAGTGACAGATGTTGTAAGGGCTGATTATGCGGATGAAAGTTATGCTAATTATGAAACAAATGATGAAAGGTTGATATTGAATAATAAGTTTATTGATTTAAACTTGAAATTAAGTAAGCCAATTGAGAATGATGTATATAATTATTATTATACAACTTTATCGGGTAATACTTGGTTTAGTCAATGGTTAAATCAAACTCCACAAGGGTTACAACATTTCTTAGATGAAACTTATTCAAGACTTATAAATGTAAGAAATAGGAAAGGTATATCACAATATCCGACATTATATAAAGTATATGAGGAATATTTAAATGCTTCTGGAACAACAGGTTTTAGATATATACACGTATTAAAGTATTTGGATAGTATAGGTAATTATTGGACAAATGTGATAAAACAATTCGTTCCTGCCACAACTATAGCATTTGTTGGTGAAAAAATAACGAATACGAAGTTTCAAACTCAAAAATATGTTTATAAAAGAGGTATTGATGAGGGTAG